TTCAGGGTTTACACGGGTTGCAGAGCGTAAGCCTTAAAAATATACGCCAGCCAGAAGGGGTTGAAAGGAATAAGCCAGAAGCAAACGAGCACAAAGAAGAGAAAAGGAAAGGAAAGGAGGAGTGAAAAACGCGATGAATGTATTGAGTCACGTTTTCAGAAACCCTGTTTTCTTGCTTTTTTTGACCATTAGCAGAACGAAAGGAAACGAACGCCCGAATGTAGCCAGTTGAAATTTGAACCCCTGTAAAGGCCTGAAATTGAAAAACGCAAACGGGGGGGGTACCATGGGAAAAATGAGGACGGAAGGGATAGGATGTACCCCCGCTCTATTTTTGAAATTTGACTTTGAGGTTTTGGTTCGGAATTTTATGCAACCGAAGGGAAGGTTCTGCGTAATTGTTTTATCTTTGATTAATAAATAAAATGGCTATGAAAGAAAACGGTAAAATAGATAAGGAGGAACAGAAGAAGTTGGAGAGTATTGATTGGGTTGCTCGTATCTGTGAGCATTACGCTACGGGTAATTACACCATTGTTAGTTGCTGTGGCAAGGAAGGTTTGAGTGAAAGAGCCTTCCATAAGTACTGTTCAAAGTACGCGGAGTGTGCAGAGCTATATAAAAACGCCAAAAGAGAGGCAACAAACGCATTTAAAACAGAACTGGTACATAAGGCTCAATCGGCCTTAGAAAAGGCCATAGAGGGCTATTATATTGAAGAAACAGAGAGTGTTGAGAGGTTCAATAAGATTGGTGATTCTGTTGGTCGGTCTGAGAGCAAGAAGAGGAGCTTTGTTAAGCCTAATGTGACTGCTATCATCTTTGCGTTAAAGAACTGTGACCCAATGAGTTGGAACAATGAAGGCTTGCATGAGGCTGTTGCTGATGAGCAAGTGTTTAAGATTGGCGACCAGGTGATTAAGTTTACTTAAAAACTAATTGCTTATGACTAAGGCAGAGTATACTGTTATTAAGCGTTATGCGAGTAATGTTATTGCCGAGCATGGTGGTTTGTTACAAGCATACGCTTATATAGAATATGTTTTGATGAAGATAGAGATGAGCATATTCCAAAATCATATAGTAGATAAGTTGATGGATGAGTATGAGTTCTTCTGTACTATTTTGGATGAGCTTGAGTGTAGGATTTATATGAATTGATATGTGGGAGTTGCCAAAGTACATTAGGGGCAGGTTGAGTCTTAGTATCCCTGAGATTGAGTTGCTCATTGGCTCTCTTTGTAAGAGTCAGGATAATATTAGGATGGTGGATAGGTATATCCAAACAAGGCTAACTGATTATGAGATAAAGATGCGTGATAAGAGCATACTTGACTCTGAGGTTGAGGATTATAGAGATTGGAAGGATGTTGAGGCGTACTTTGGCTTGCATAAATACTCATTTGAGAGGCAATATTTTAAAAAGCGTATATGGTAGCATTTGAACCTTTTCCTAAGCAGAAGGAGTTTATTGAGGCGGCACTAAGTGGTGATTATAGCTACTTGATGTACGGAGGAGCGGCAGGCGGTGGAAAGACCTATGTTACAATGGCTATTGCTATTATGCTTGCTAAGTTTTACCCAGGCTCACGTTCATTTGTGGTCAGGGAAAGTTTACCTCGCCTTAAAAAGACATCTATCAAGAGCTTTTTTAAGCTGTGTCCAAAGAACTTTGTCAAGAAATACAATCAGCAAGACAAGCTGGTTATCTTTAAAAACGGAAGTGAACTGCAATTTATCTCAGAGAACTTTCAAAATGATAAGGATTTGACGCAGTTTGACGGATTGGAAGGTAACTTTTTCTTCCTTGAAGAAGGACAGGAGCTGCAAGAAAGGACGTTTAACAAGGCTATCCTACGCTGTGGTCGTAACATCATCACGCCAATGCCTCCAAAACTCATCTTTGTTACTTGCAACCCAAGCCAAAATTGGACAAAACAAAGATTCTATAAGCCTTATGTAGAGAAGAATATGCCTGAAAAGCATTTTTATCTACCTGCTACGATGGCTGATAATACCTTGCTTCCTGAGGATTACATTGAGAGCTTAAATAACCTCGATGAAATCACACGGGCAATATTTGTGGATGGTAATTGGGATGCGGTTGACGTGGATAGACCATTTGCATACGCATTTGATAAGAACAAAACAGTTAGACCAAATGTCAAGTACAATCCAAATGAGGACTTGTATTTGTCCTTTGACTTTAACGTAGACCCTATCACTTGCATATCAGCACAGCACTATGGCGGCAAGATTAGGATACTCAAAGAGTTCAGATTGCGTAACTCAGACATCTTTGCCCTTTGTGATGCTATCCAAGCGGAATATGGTAGCGTTCCATTCATTGTAACGGGTGATGCCTCAGGTGCAAACCGCTCAGCAATGACCAAAGGAGCTATGAACTACTACATGATTATCAAAGAACAACTGCAAATCACACGAAGCAGTTTCCGTGTTCCATCTTTCAACCCATCTATCAAAAACTCAAGGGTTCTGCTTAACTCGCTTTTAGAAAAACACCCCGACTTTTTAATTGATGCAAGCTGTCAATTCTTGATTGCCGACCTTATGGCTGTGGAAAGTAACGAGAGTGGTGCGATTGACAAGGCAAGAGACGCAACAAAAACTCACTTGCTTGACTGTTTCCGCTATTATTTGTGGTCATTTCATAGTAACTTTGTTAGATATTTAAAACAAGCATAAAATGCCAAAGAAACTTGAACGATGTGTGAATGACATCACCAAAACTGGCAAGAGTAAGTCATCAGCTTACGCTATTTGCACGGCATCACTAAATAAATCAAAGAAAAAAGGCAAAAAATGAAGTGGTTTAAGCGAAAACAACAACAAACAGAGAGTGTAAAGGTAGAATCTGTGGTAAAAACGGGTTCTCAAATCCCTTTAACACCAATTTTTACAGATTCCCTCGGCAGAAATTGGTATCAGTTCCAAAACGCCGTGACCATTCCTGCAAAAAGAGCGATTGCAGCAGAAGTTGCTACCAAATTCCAGGAAATGAATCTCACCAAGCAGAATTTGCTTGATTTGATGAAGAAGATGAAAGAACACGCAAACAGCGGTAAAATCGTTGACTTGTTTGCTATCCTACATGAAATTGAATTTAGATTAAATTTTATTGGTGAAGAGGAGACTCTAATCAACCTTGCAGCTGCTTATTTTGTTTTAGAAGGCGAGGATGAGACTGAATTTAGCGAAGTGGACAGAGTAAAGAAAGTTGAGTATATCAAGCAAGACAAGGAGGCTTTCAATTTTTTTGTCCAAAGGGCGTTCGAGTTCACAACGAACTATTCACAAATGTCAGAAATAGATATCCAAGAGTATTTGCTTCAGAACGCCCAAAACGCGGAAAGACTAAAGAAATATTTGCTCAGCAAGAGATATTAAACTACATAGACGACATCAATCACATGAACCAGTTGATATGTGATAACAAAGTGTCGGAGATGAAAGTGTTAGAATCTTTAAGCGTGGATGAGTACTATATGACTTTAAGTACTTATATTCGGATTGCAGAAGAAAGGGCTGAGGCGTATGAGAAAGGAACATCAAGTGATAAAGGCGGCAACAACAACGAAAAACGTACATCACTAAGAAGTTAAAAGCATGGCAGTTAAGAATGTAGTCTTTGAGGTAACCGCAGATACAGATAAAGCACAACAATCGTTGGCTAAACTTATTGAGCAACTCGATAAGATAAAGGAGTCTTCTAAACTCAGCATTACTGCTGGTGTAACAAACTTAGATAAAGAAATTCAGAATTTATCTAAGAAACTTGACGAGGTTGCCAAAAAGAACATAGACAGAAGTAATAAAGAAACTTCTACTGTTACTGCCAATAAGAAAAAGCAAGCGCAGTCTGATATTGACATAATAAATGCTGAAGAAAAAGCAAGAGACCAAAGAGAAAAGGACATTAAAGCCTTTTATGACCAGCAAGCTAAAATACAAGCAGAAAACCAGGCTAAACTAACCAAGGCTGCTAATCAGCGTTTACAGCAAGAGGTAAAAGACACCAAGGCGGCAGAAACACAAAAGGCTAAAGATACTAAGGCTGCTTTTGATGAAAAAGAAAAGACCTTACAACAAGGTCAAAAGCAAAGCGAAGCCAATACTAAGGCTGAGATTAAAAACTACGAGCAAGGTCAAAAGCAAAAATCAGAAGCTGAAAAAAAGGCAAACAAGGAACTTGAGAAAGAAAAACAAGATTTTCTAAAGCAAGAAACAAAAAGTTTCAATCAGCAACTCAAGCAACAGCAGGACATTGAGAAAGAAAAGCGCAACTTCATAGAGCAAGAGCAAAGAGACATTGAAAAGCAAAGAGCCGCTCAAGCTAAGCAAAATGAAAAAGCGGCAAAAGCCAATGAAAAAGCTCAAAAAGTAGAGGCTTTTAAACAAAGCCCATTTGGACAACTTACACAGCAAGCTCAAGCAGCTTCTGAAAAGGCAAGGCAACTTGGGGCGCAACTTATTCTTTTAGAACAAGCGGGTAAAAAAAACACAGTTGAATACAATGCTTTAGCAAAAGAGTTTAAGAAAGTATCAGCGGACGCTCTTAAAGCAAGCGAGGCTTTAAATAAATTAAAGTTTAGTTCAAGTGTTCCTGGAGCAAGACAATCACTAACGGGTCTTGCAGGTGCTATCAACTTCATATCGCAGTCAGTAGCCAACTCTTCAACAAACTTTGTGCGTTTGCGTAATATCATTGCGCGTACGGGTGTTGCTCTTGGCGCAGTATCAATCGGTGCTTCCATACTTTCATTTGGACGCGCGGCGGTAGATGCCGCAAAGAACTATGAGACATTGAGTGTATCTTTTGGTACTTTGATTGGCAATGCTACACTTGCTCAACAAAAAATTAGAGAACTTCGAGTATTTGCCGCTGAAACCCCATTCACCGTTGATGACGTATTCCAAGCATCAAGAACACTTCTTGGATATGGAGTAACCGTTGGTGAACTTATCCCAACTATTAAAACACTTGGTGATGTTGCGGGTGGTGTTGGTGTTCCGCTTGAACGTATTGCACTTGTATTTGGTCAGGTACGCGCAGCAGGTCGTTTATATGGACAAGACTTGCTTCAGCTTGTTACAGCTGGTTTTAACCCGCTTAGTGAAATATCACGCACAACGGGAGAGTCTTTTGATTCACTCAAAGACAAGATGCGTAAGGGATTGATTACGTTTGAGGATGTACAAAACGCATTTAAGACAGCTACAAGTGAAGGTGGTAAGTTCTTTGGATTGACCAATGCTCTTGCTAATACTACTACTGGTCAGCTTGCCCGTTTGAGCGAAGAGTATAATGAGCTTTTGCGTCAAATCGGTGAAGGATTGCTTCCCGTATATAACAACCTTCTTAATTTAGGCAAGACCTTACTTGAGTTCTTCAGAGAGCTTCCAAATACAATTAAACAAAATGCGACTGTATTTACTCTTTTGACCACAGCAACTACTGCTTTAACAGCTGCTTATTTTGCCAATTCATTAAATATAGTAAAAAACACAGGTGCTACTGTATTAAACACAGCAGGAAAAGTTCTAAATAGAATTGCAACTGCCGCATTAGCTGGAGCAAATGTTATTGCAACACAAGGAATATCTGCCCAAACTATTGCACAAGCAGGTCTTACTACCGCCACAAGAATAGGAACATCAGCGGTTAATGCTTTTAAAGCCGCATGGGCATCAAACTCTCTTGGTCTTATCATTACTCTTTTGTCTACCGCTGCCGCTGCTTGGTATGCCTTTGGCGATGCTGTTGATACAGCCAATGATGGCTTTATTGATTCAAAAGAGGCATTTAACGAGTTTGATGTTGCTGCTAAAAAAGCTATTGATGAAGAAACTGCGGCAACAAAGAAATTGTTTGATATAGCAAGAGATGGTAGCAAGTCTTTAAAAGAAAGACAAAAAGCACTTGATGAGGTAAATGAAAAATACGAAACAAGTATTAAACTCATTGGTGATGAAAAGAAAGACTTAGCAGAGATTGAAAAGGGATGGCTAAATGTTGAGCAAGCTATTATTGCTGTAAATAACGAGATTGTTTCGGGTGAAATAATTAAAAAACTTCGCAGTCAAATTGCTGATGTGCAACTTGAATTATTGAATTTAGCTGATAAGGCTGGTGTTGAAATACCACTTACCTTAATAACGTCAGATAAAGAGATTCAAGGTGGATTTAAAGAAACAAGAGCAATAATTCAAAACCAACTTGACTCTCTAAATCAAGCACAGCCAAGTTTATTAAACATTTTCGGAAGTATTACCAACCAAACAATTCCAATTATAGGAACTCTTAAAGGAATTGGTGAGGCTGTAAGTTATATTGGAACTGAAAAGCAAATAAACGGAGTAGAACTACTTAACGTACAGCTTGATAAACTTGTTTCATCACAAGGAACATTAGGTGCTTTTATTAAATTGATAACAGACGGAGCGGCAGGAACTGGAGGAGGAGGTGGCGGAGATGATACCGAGGAAAAAGAAAAAGAAAGATTAAGAAGGCTTAAAGAATTTGAAGACCAGTACGCCTCATTACTTGACCGCATACGAAAGAATAACGAGGAAATAAGAAAGCAAGGCATTGAGTTTCAATTTATTAATGCCGCAGATTTTGAAGAAGAAATTTTCAAATTACAACAGCTTGATAAAATTAATGAAGAGACAATAAATAGAGAGATTGATAGAGAGATTGAGGCTGTTCGCAGAAGAGAACTTACAGAACAGCAGAAGACAGACCTTATAGCACAGCTTGAAATCATTCGTGGACAAGAGCAAACAAAACGCGCTTCTGATTTGCAATTGCGTCTTATTGAAATTGAAAGAGATGGCATCAGAGAAAGAAGGGCTTTAGCACTTGAAATAGGTGCTTTATATGATGATGTAATTAGTGAAAGAGCCGCAAAAGAAGTTGAAGCGATTGATGAATTAAGAAGTCAAATTGATGATTTCTATAACGAACTATACGAAGGAGACCCATTTGCTAAGAGGAGATTTATTGTAGAGCCAAGAGTAGAATTTGGTGGTACTGAGTTTCAGTTTGAAGATGTTTATCAGCCGCCTATTGAGGCTGTTAGAGAATTAACACAAGCAATATCTGAACTTGGTCAAGCAACTTCTGACCAAGCATTATTAGGTCAGACCGAGTTTGAATTAAGGAACGAACTTATTGATGAGTTCAATGCTAAATACGGAACTACACTTGGATATGTTCAAAACGAAATTGAACTTTCAGACGAACTTAGTAAATCATATAAACAACGCATAAAAGAAGCCAAAGAACTTTATGATGCACAGAACAAGCCTCCAAAATTAGTAAACATAGCAAGATTTGCTCGTGGAGTAGAAAGAAGGGGTAAGGAAGACCCATTCATTAAG